CTTGGTTGCCGCGGTGACGGCGGCCTGCGCCATCGCCATCGCGTCTTCTTCGCCCAGGTTCTTGATCTGCTCGTCCGTGAAGAACTGCTTGAGGTCGATCGTGGGCGCAGCCGAAGGTGCTTGCTGCTGGAGTCGGCTGACCTCGGCGGTCAACCTGTCAATCTCCTGACGGAACTCGGCGACGACGGCCTTGTGCTCGTCTTCTCGGGCGCGGAGGCGGCCGGCGACTGCTTCGAAGCGGTGCTTCCAGTAGGTCGGGTCGCTATGCCGCGGATCCTCGACGGCGGGCGTCTTCAGGGCGTTGGCGTCAGGCGTGTTCGCAGTCGTGTCGGCCGGGGTTTCCGGGGTCGCCGCGACGGCGGGGGACGGCGTTTCCGAGTCGGCCGGCTTGGTGCTCGCTTCGTAGCGCTGTTGAACAGCGGCCGAGCGGCGGAGGACGGCGCGAGGGAGTCGCGTTTCGTTCGAAGGCTGTGAAGCCTGCTGCATGTGGGTTTCTCCGAGGTCCGGGCGTCACCCGGGGAATCGGTTTTGCAGGGGGCGAACGCGGGCCCTGTCAGTGCGGGTCAAACCGGGTCTGTGAGGTGACAGAGGGCTTAACTCGGGTCAGCTTCTGCTCGGCAGTTGCGATATCGGCGATCATCTCGTCGACCGCGAGAGCCCGGCCTTGCCAGCGGAGAACCTCTTCTCCGGTGACGGCGCGCAGCTTCTCGTTGCACTCTGCCTGCTTGGCTTGCCGCAACCTGAGCAGTTGCCGGCCTTCGGGGGACTTGTTGAGTCGCGCCAGAAAGGCGAGGTCATCCGAATTCAGGTGCATGTGCGGCGGATTCTATGACTTCCAGTTATGAGGGCGCAAGTCAGTCGTCTTCGGCGATCTTGCGGGCGAGCGCTTCTGCGCGAGCGCGGTTGATCTCGCGTTTCTCTGCGGCGCGCAGCATCTCAGTGACGCGCGTCATCTCCCGCGCGTGCGTCTCAGCTTGCTGCTGCACCTGCTTCTGAAGACGCACCACTTCACGGGTGAGTCCGGTGACCGCCCCTTCAAGCACCGCCGTCACTTGCGCAATGACCGCGTCGGCGACCTGCTGAAGAGCCGGGTCAACAGATGGGCCCGCCGGCGGGGCCGCGACAACGGTCGGTGAGGGCTTTTCGACGCCGGGCGCGGCAGCTGGCGCAGGCTGCGGCTTGGCCGCCGCGGTCTTTGCCGGGGCGATGACCTTGATCTCGGGGACCTTGATCTCCGGCGCACGAACTTCGACGGGCGGCGGAGCGATCTCGCCCAGCCCTGTGCTGCGGGGCTTCGATGTCGGCGCGACCGGCTCCGGCGCCGGTGGCTCGACCAGGTCGGGTTCCTCGGTCGCCGCGGCTTCTTCCTTGCGCTTGCGCTCCCACCGGATGCGGGTGTTGTGCGACGGGCCCTGGAACTTCGGGTCGGTGAGCGCGCTGTCCGGGTTGGGCGTCAGTGCGGCGCTGCCGGAAAGCGCTGCCTCCTGCGCCTGCAGCGCGCCTTCGGCCGCATGCACTCCGGCGTCGAGGCGCAGCGCCGCCCCGGCGGTCTCTGCCGCGCCTGCGGCCAGCGCACCGGTGGTTGCGTGCTCATGAGCCGCAGAACTAACAACGGTTGCTGCCTGCGACGACAAAGCGCCGGTCGTCGTGTGCGGGTGCACCACGGAACCTGCAACCGTCGACTCCTGCGCCGACAGCGCCCCGGAGGTGCTGTGCAACGTCAGGTGCGTTGACGAACCAGCCAGCGTCGAGTCTTGAGCAGCAAGCGCACCAGTCGTGGTGTGCGTCGCGCCAGCAACAGTGTGGTCTGCCGAGCCCGCAATCGCCGCCGCTTGAGCGCTCAGGGCGCCGGATGTCGCGTGCTGGTGCGCTGCTGCGCCCGCAATCGTCGCTGCCTGAGACTCAAGCGCGCCACTTGTGGCGTGCAGCGTCAGGTGCGTTGCAATTCCGGCAACCGTGGCGGCTTGAGCATCGAGCGCGCCGGTCGTTGCATGCTGGTGCGCGGCAGCGCCGGCGACTGTCGCCGCTTGGGCGTCAAGGGCGCCAGAAGTTGCGTGGAGCGCCAAATGGGCAGCGGTCCCCGCAATCCCCGCGGCCTGCGCACTCAGCGCACCGCTTGCGTCGTGCGTTGTCGCGCCTGCGGCCGGCTGTAGCAGCAGCAGATCGTCAAGCACGGTGGTCAGCCCGGAGTGTCAATCGCCCACGGAAACGCGCGGCCGGTGCCGTTCAGCTGCCTCAGCGTGCAGACGAACTCACCACCGCCAGCAGGGACCACCGGCATCTGAATCACAGGCGTGATCCCGGCCTCTGCCCACGAGACGATGCGCGAGTGCACCGTGCGCGTCGTGTCTGCGCTTCGCACGTCGCGCTTGACCTTCAGCTCGACGTATTCACCCGCGGCCAGGTTGGCGCAATCCACATTGAGCACGAAGGACTTCTGCGTCGTGATCGTGGCGAGCGTGTGCTCGGTCGTGACGGTAGCCGTCTGGGAGCCGGATGATTCTTGTGTGATTGCCATGTGCTACTCCCAGAGAACCATGGCGACACCAAGGTTGCGCTGCGTGGCCGTGTTGTCAGAGCACTGCACGCGTACCGCGATGCGTGTCCCCGAGGGGATCGGGGTCCAGATCGGGCCGATAGTGGAAGGTCGTGCAGCAGAACGGAACGCCTCGCTGTTCACTCCCAGGTTCTCGATGATGGTGACCTCAGAAGCCGCGGCGCCGATGCCGACATCCACGCCCCACCGGCCGCCAGCGTTGCCCTTGATGTCGAAGAATAGGGTGATCGCGGCAACATCTCGCGAAGTCGATGCCGTCAGCTCAGTCCACGAGCCCTTGGTGTTGGCCGTGCCGCCCGGGTCAATGGCGCCGAGGCCGTTGGCGTCCGACCAGTTCAACAGGACGCCGCGCGAGACCTTTGGATCATCGGTCTTGCCGCGGACGGGCACGATGTGAACAGCAGAGCCTGACACGTTGCCCGCTTGGCATCGAGCGACAACACGAGTACCGGACGCAACCGGAATCGGAACGAAGTGGTTCACGCAAGTGCCGTCCAGGCTGAGAGTGACCTCGCCCAGCGTCTGCTCCGAACCCGACCCGCCAATGCCGATCTCGATCTTGTGCTGTTCGGAGTTGACGTTGATGGTCGTCACGTAGAAGCCCATCGCGTCATACGGCAGGCTGCTCGTAAGCTCAACCCACGAGCCAACAGCACCGGCCGACCCCGAGTTGACGGTCGTCCCCCGGGTGCTTGCCGTGACGTAGCCAGCAGCGGCCGGCAGCATTTGCACGGGCAGGTAGCTCATAGGGAGTCCAGCCTCGTCTGAATCGTGGTCAGCAGGCGACCCTCAAGCGTGCTGAAGGCGTTCAGAATCTGCGCGCCGGTGGGTTCAGTCCGAGCCGAAGCCAGACTGTCGGTGAGGCGGATGAACTTCTGCCGCCCCGTGTACTGAAGAACCAGCGCCACCTCCGCGCGCACGCCTTGCTGGTTGCGCTGGATGATCTGCTGCATACCGCAGACGAAGACCGAGTTCTGCGGCTTGGTAACGCCGGTGATGGTGTCGCCGGGTCGCATGTCACGCCGGGGCGGTGTAGGTCAGCGACGAGCACGACACCGTATCGCCTGCGCCGATGGTCAGGCCGCCGGTCATGTTGATGTCCGAGCCCGATGCCGCCACGGCGCAGTGCACTTGCACCGAGTCGGCGCTCGTCTGCAACGTGGCGGTTGCCACCGGCGAAGCGTTGCCGGTGGCGTTCGTGTCGCTGGTGATTGCCGAAAAGGTCAGCACACCGTCCGACACAGTGCCGCAAGGGTCCGACAGCGTCAGCGTGGCGACGGCGGTGCCGGGCGCGCTGACGGTGCCAGAGAGCCGGAACACCAGCTTGCCGGCGCCAGCGCCACCGTCGATGGCGTCGCGCACGGCGGTCGCCAGCGTGGTGCGCAGAGCAGTGATGTGAGTGACAGCCATTACTTTTCCCCTTTCGCTTCCGGTTCTTGCTCGTTCTTGCCGTCTTCCTTGGTCGGCGTGAACGTAAGTGTGTAGACCTCCACCTTGCCGGTAGCGGCCCGCGTGATCTCTATGGTAGCTTGCATCCCTGCTTCGCCAGGCTTCAATTCGTTCATTGTGTCCTCGATAGAAGTTAAGGGTCCAATCCCTTTACGTGCGCCATTTGCGTGGCCGGCACACCCAGCGTCAGAACTCTTGGCCACCATTTCAGGCCACCATTTCAGGCCACCAAAGCGTGCGACCCGTCATCGAAGAACCTTACCGACCGTGTTGCTCCACCGATCAAAAGCTCGGCTTGCACATAGCCGGGGCCAGCCGACATCGATGCGGAAACCACTCGGCCGCCAACGTCAAGCACCTTGAGCGAGCGGTAGTCATCGGTGCCGTCGTCTTGACGCAGCCGATAGCACTGGCGCGTCGTGACGCCCGCGGCCAGAAGGTCATCGACCGCCCAACCGCCAGCCGGCAGCAGATTGCGCACAGTCATGGTCCGGCCGCCGGCCGTCTGCACGGAGGCCGAAGCGCTGGAGACAACTGGGGCTGTCTGCGTGTGGATGCGCCAGGATCTTGCCGTTCCGCCGATGATCCGGTCAAAGACCACGGCGGCGCGCAGATCGTCCAACCACACATACTCGCGGCGGTTGACAGAGCATGTCGTCCAGTACGGCTGCGCGTTGATCTGCACGTACTGGTGCGGGACCGAAGCGGAGCGGTTGTCTTCGGCAAACACGACACGAGGCTGACCGCCTGAGTAGTTCGACTCGACGCCAGCCAGAAACACGATGTTGGCGATCGATCCGCGGTAAGTGGACCCTGCTTCCCCCAAGATACCAGAGCTGTGAAAGAAGCCTGGATCCGTGACCAGCCACTCGCCATTGGCATCCCACTGAAAGCCAGGCGCATCCGCATTGCTGTGCGACCAGTGCGCGCCCTGCCCGCCGCCGAACTGCGTGGCGAACATGAGCGCTGATCGCGCTTCTGCCCCGGGTTGCCATGCACTGCGCACGCCCACAAGGCCGGCGCCGGGCGTCGGGGCCGCATACATCAGGTCGCTCTTGGCCGTCAGCGGCTGCGAGGCAATGCGCCGGATGTTCCAGTAGAAGGCGTAGGGGGCCTTGCTGAACTGATACCAAGTGGCGCGCGGCATCACGTAGGACAGCATCGCCTTGGCTTCGGCCGCTCGCTGCGTCTGCCCTGCCGATTCGGCAAGCACCGCGAGCTGGTGCCAGTACGGATAGGTCAGGAACCCATGCGGCGCAGCCACATCGTTGGCCTCTGAGCCGACGTGGAAGAAGTTCACGAGGTGCGAGCGCTGCTGGTACATCTGCAGTTGCAGGTGCTCGGCCGCATCGAAGCGCGTGGCGGCTAGCAGCGATGTCCCCATCGCGCGGTCAAACAGGTACATGCCCCAGATGGCATGCTGTACGTGCTGGGCGTAGTAGTGCCCCTCGGTCTGCACTGGCCCGCTGTAGCCGTTCACGCAGGCTTGCGCGTACTGCTGGGCCATGGTCTGCGTCAGGCTGCGCCACTCGGCGGCGCGCGGGTTGAACCCTTCCGTGCAGATGCCGGCGGCCACCATGCCGAGAAAGCCGTTCTGCCAGTAGTTGTTGAACGGCGCATCGCCCGGCCAGAACGTGTTCTTCTCGCGGACCCAGTTGTCGCATGTGCCGTTGATGTAGGAAGCCACCGTGACAAGGTCGCTCGCGCTGAACTGCGAAAAGCACAGGTCGGTGCTGGCCGCGATGCGAAGGATCGTGTCTTCGTGGTGCTGGAAGTCGCTACCGTGGCCTGTCACGCCGTTGGGCGTGGCATTGACGATGCTCATGACCTGATCGCGCACCGAGCGGGCCATCGTCGCGTTGCCCTGCAACCAGGCGGCCATGGCAACCCAATGCAGGCTCGTCTGTCCTGGGTTGGTGTAGATCGCGTTCATCCGCGTCAGGAAACCTTGCGGCTGACCGTCCACGTTGCTGGCCGATCCAACTGCCTCGGGGTCGCCTGCGGCGATCGAAGCGCGCAGTCGCGCCTCATCTGCGCGGAACAGGAACGGCCGCACAGCGAATCCGGTGCCACCAGCCGGGGCTGGCGTAGGAGCCGGTGAAGGCGCGGGCGCGGGCGCGGGTGGCGCGGCCACCACATCCGTCTGCGCAACCAACGTCGATAGCGACGCAAGACCGCTCAGGATCTCGGCCTTCTTGGCCGCATCGAACGTGGCCATGTCAGTTGCCTTGAGCCTTGGCCAAGATCGCAGCGCGCGCCGCGTCTTCTTGCGCATCCGCTGCGGTCAAGGCCTGGATGTCAGCCACGATCGCGTCGAGGCGCGCTTGCAGCGCAGCTTTATCGGATAGCGCCGCATCGCGCTCCGCGGTCAGGCTCGACACGTGCTGCAGCGCGGCGTCACGCTCTGCGGTGACAACGGCCAGTTGCTCAAGCAAGCTGTCGACCGTAGAGGTGTCGGTCACAAGCGCGGCGACGGCGCTGATGGCGTTGAGGATCTCGGCCTGTCGATTGGCAGTGAAACTCATGGGTATCTCCTGAAGGCCTACATATTGGGCGGCGGCTATTCTGCTTCGGCGCCGGTGATCACACCGGAGTCGTCGTAGTTGTACTTGACCTTCTTCGCAGGCTGCTTGCTCTTGGCCTCGGCCATCGCGCCGGCTACGGCCTGCTTGACGATCTCGCGAATGAAGTCGCCCTGCTTGTTCTGGTCTTCGCGAGCGGCGATTGCCTGTTCCTTGCTGGCGTCGACCTCGGCCTGGAACTGGATCTTCTCGCGTTCGAACTGGCGCTGCTCTTCCACCTGCTTCTGCATGGCCTCGGCCTGCGCGGCCTGTTCCTGCGCCAGCACCTCGTCGGAGGGCACGGTCTTGTCGACCGGCAGTTCCATCGCGCTGGCCACCTCGCGCAGCAGCGCGGCGCGGTACTTCGCCGTGATGATCTGCGCGTCGATGGGGTTGGCCGTCATCGTCAGGAACTGCATGCGGCGCTGCTGGGCCGACTCGCGGATCAGGATCGCCGCGGCGCCGCGCGGCACCACGATGTTGTCGCCCTTGATGCTCTGGTCGGGGTTGTAGAGCATCTCGTTGTTGAACGTGACGTTGATCGTCGGGGCGATCACGTTCATGTCCACGTTGCTGATGGCGCGACGCAGGCCCTTGGCCGCGTTGTTCATCAGCATCGACAGGCCCTGCGCGGTGTCGCCCGCGCCGGCGGCCACCCCGTTACCGTAGGTGTAGCGCGGCACGCCGGTGGCGTCGTCGGCGCGCATCTCCCACTTCTCGTAGAGCAGCATCAGGTTGTTCGTGTTGTCGGCAGCCTGGAAGAAGCCGATGCCCGGGTTCACGCCCTGGGTCGGGTCCGACTTCAGCTGCCAGAGCTTCCACGGGAAGATTTCCATGGTCTGCTCACCGTCGGCCAACCGGTCGGCGTGCACCCAGACCATCGGCCCGGAGGCCATGCTCATGTTGTTGGCCTGCGCGCACGCGATCGCGTTGCACATCTGCTGCGGGGTGCTGGCCAGGTCCGGGATGCTGCGGCCCCAGAATGCACCGGGGATCTCGTCGTAGCACGCCTTGAAGTACGGCCGGATGCCCATCGGGTCCGGGTTCATGCGGGCGTAGAGGATGTAGCGGCCGCACAGCAGCACGTTGACCTCGTACTCCTGCGAGTCCTCCAGGTCGTCGGCCACGCCCCACGCCTTGAGCTTCCACCCGGGCACGCTGCCCCAGTAGTTGAGCGCGTCGATGACGCCCGGGGGCGACAGCCACATGTACAGCGTCTCCTGCTCCAGACGCTGCCGTTCGGCCTCGGTCCACAGCCAGCCTTCCAGATGGCCGTTGCTGTAGTCCATCAGGGCCTGGTCGATCTGGTCGTCCTGATAGCCGGGCACGCCCTTGAGGTCGTACAGTTCCTCGCGACGGAAGCGCACCCGCTCGATGAAATCCCCCTGCTGCGGCGAGCGCGACTGCGGCGCCGGGTAGGCGTCAAACGGGCTGACGCGCTCCCAGGTGGGTGCTGGGTCGTTGCGGACGATGGGCTTGAAGTTCTCGCCCCATTCCAGCGTCTTGTGCCGGGTGTAGATCGGCCCCTTGAGGATCGCCGCCGGGTAGGTGACGAAGTCCTCGATGAAGGCGTCCATGGCCTTCTCGTAGCCGCCCTGGGCGAGCCGATCGGCGATCTGCCGCTCCATGCGCTTGGCGCGGCGCGCGGCCGCATCGGCCATGGCCGTCTCGGCCTCGTCGCGTAGCTTCTCCCCGAGTTCGCTGACCAGCTGCCGGAACTCTTCCGGCGCCATGACGCCGCCACCGGCCTCGGCCGTCTGCTGCATCAGGGCCTGTGCCTGTTGGATGGCCTTGCCGACGATGCCCTTCTTGATCGGCATCGGCAGATCGGGGATCGGGGTGGGCTCGACGCCCCAGGGCTGCTCGCCGGCGGGCAGCAGGATCTCGCGGATCCAGGCTGACGCGGCGCGGCACTTGACCTCGGTCAGCGGCGCCCAGATCATGTTCATGCCGCCGAGCACCTGCTCCATCTGGGCCTGCTGCGCGGCGCTGTAGACGCCGCGGCGGGCCCGGAGGTCGGCCAGCAGCTTCATGTCGACCTTGACCTTGGACAGCTTGTTGCGCATCCAGGCTTGGCGCACGTGGCCGGCGAGCGCGGAGGCGGCCTGCCAGTGACTGTCCTCGTCAAACAGATCGGTGCCCTCGTCGGGCACCGTCGTGTCCCGCTTCTGCACCTCGGCCAAGCCGAGTTGCCGGATCAGCGGGTTGACCCCGGAGGTTGTCTTCGGCGGCATGGCCGACGCGAGGCCGCGCGGTTGCGGCGCGGAGGGTGCGGTTTGACCAAGGCGCGGGACAGCCATGGGCGCAGATTATGCACAGGTTGTGCGATGCGGGACAAGCCGACCTAGCGCGTCCACACGACCGTTCTACGTTGTACCGGCTTCACCCGGGCGATGGTCACTTTCCGGTCAATCAGGTCGGGCACGAAGGTCAGGGCAAGCGAATCGGCCTTGTCCGGTGATTTGCCGCCTGCTTTCTTCAGATCCTTTTTGCTCTGCAACTGGATCCGGAACTTGGCGTCGTAGCCGTAGTCCAGGCTGATGAGTTCTTCAGCAAGCCCGTCATCGTCTGGGATCTGCCCGTTCTCCAGGAAGTCGCGCATCTTGCCCCAGCACTCGCTGCGCTGGTTGAAGTACTGCTTGTCGTCCTTGGCCGGCACGCCCCAGGTGACCGGGATCAGCGCCGGCAAGCCCTGCATGCGGCGCAACGCGGAGTCGAGGTCGGCGCCGTTGCCGATCGCGTCGTACGCGATGCACGAGATCGGGCCTTCCTTGCGCACGATCTCGAAGATCCGGCTGGCCAGGTCGACACCGTCGAAGCCTGACAGCGCGACCTGGAAGTGCACCTTCAGGCCCTGGCGCAGCGTGATGACCGAGAAGTCGTCGCCGAAGCGCGCCGGGTCGACGGCCAGGATCTTCGGGTGGGCCTGGTACATCGGCGGCGGCAGGCGGCGCCGGCGGGCCTGCCCGACGAGCTCGGGGCTGATGAAATTGGCGTAGCCGGCGCGCGGGAACTCGCCCTTGACGCGCACCCGCACGAAGTCGCTGTCCTCGCCGTATTCCTCCACCCAGGCCGCGATCTGCGCCTTGTTGGTGAAGCTGACGGTGCGCGAGTCGACGCGCACGTAGGTGTTGCGCTTGCCCTGCGTGCAGTTCTTGAAGAACCGGCCGCTGGTCTTGGTCGGGTTGCCGTAGCGCAGCCACAGGATCTGCGTCTTCGCGTCGGTCAACGCACCCTCGGTCACGTCCCAGATCAGGTCGTCGATGGCCGAGGCTTCGTCGAAGATCACGATGATCCGCTTGCCTTGGTTGTGCAGGCCGGCGAAGGCTTCCGAGCGCTCCTTTGACCACGGGATCTGGTCGATGCGCCACGTCTTCTGCCGGTCGGGGTCCCCGGCGATGAAGATGGCCGTGGCGGTGAGCGTGAACAGTTGCTTGGCGATGAACAGTTGGTACCACTTGCCGAGCTCGGCCCACGTCTTCGTGCGCAGCTGCGTGTCCGTGTTCGCCGTCACCACGCCGCGCGTATCGGCGCTGGTGCTGATCGCCCACAGGATCGCCCAGGACACCTCGGCCGACTTGCCGATGCCGTGGCCGGAGGCCACGTCTTCCTCGATCACGCAGCCCTCGGCGCCACCCTCGCGGATCGCCTTGCTGATGCGCTCCTGCTGCTCCAGCTGCCACTGCTCGGGGCCGGTCATGCCCTCCAGCATCGTGCCGGGCTCACCCCACGGGAACGCCCAGCGCACGAAGCCGGCGAAGTCGTCGTGGTAGCTGGCGAGCTTGTCGAGCAACTCGCCGACTTGCGAGCCGGCGTAGGGGTCGGATGAGCGGCGGGTCTGATCCACGGGCACCTCGATCGTGAGCAAGGGGTCGGGCGGCTTGATCGTGCCGGCCACGTTGATGTTGCGCAGGTTGCCCCGGTTCATCCGCACCGGCTCCGCGCCGCGCATCGCGAGCAGGCGCATCTCGTCGGGTGCGGGGCCCGGCTCGATGTGCTTCTTCCACAGCCCCGCCGACCAGCGGTTGAGGGTGCGGAAGCCCTCCGGCCGCGGCCCGTGCCAACCCTGCTTGTGGTTGTTCGGGCCGGGTCCGGTCATCGGCCGTTGACCTTGGTCTGGTAGATGGCGCCCGGGCCGCCCATCTCGGGCATCGCCGGGCTGGCGGCGGGGTACCCCTCGGCCTCGGGCACGCAGGCACGGCAGCCGGCGGGGATCTGGTCCGCGACGCGCTGTGCGCGGGCGGCGCCGGTCATGCGCGAAGCGCGCGTGGTCTGGCCGACGCCGGTGGCCTGCGCGCGGAAGTTCTGGGGGGCGATTGCGCGCGGCTTGTGGGTGGTGGTGGTGGTGGTGGTGGTGGTGGTGGTGGAGTCACCAAATTTCATCGTCGTTCTCCGGTTGCTCAGGGGAAGCGAACGTGTCCGTGGCGGGTTCGTCCTGCACCAGCACGCCCTCCCCGATGATACGCGCCTCGGTGTCGGCCGACGAGTCGGTCACGACGGCGCGCGGCGCCGGGTACGTGGCGTCGTCGATCACCTGGTCAACGGGCGGCGGCTCACCGATGCGCCGCTTGGCGGCGTTGAGCCGGTCGGCCAGCGCCGACGCCAGCATGTTCACCCCGTCGTCCTCGGCGCCAACGATCTTGAAGTGCCGCGCGAACAGGGTCAGGGCGGCGAGCTTGTCGACGCGCTTGATCTTCTTGATCGTGACGCTCTCGACGGTGGGGTTGCCGTCCTCGTCCTTCACCAGCTTGTCGCGCACTTCGACCTCGACCTGGGTGATGGTGCGGGCCACCTCGTCGGGCAGCGCGTGCACCGGGATGAGGTTGCCGTCGGCGTCGAAGAGGTCCGCGGCGTTCTGGAAGGCTGCGTACGCGAGTTCCTGCTTGACGCGCTCGGCGGTGACGCCGATCTCGCGGAACTGCTGCGCGTTGATGAAGCGGATCCTGTCGACCACGTCCTGGTCGTTGAGCAGCTTCTTCGCCGTGACAACGGTGACCCCCGCGAGGCGAGCCGCTTCGGCCCTGGCGCCGCCGCACGCAACATAGTGCTGCACGAAGGCTTCGTATTTCGGTTCGGACAGTGCGAGTGCACCGGGCTCGGCGGGTCGTGTGATGGCGTTCATCGGGCGTCGGCAATCAGTTCGTGTTCGACCACGCGCAACGTGCCCAAGACGAGCGCGAGCGGCAGTCCGTCGTACTCGTGCAGCAAAGCGGTGATTCGACCGGCGAGTTCGCCCGCAAGTTCTGCGTGCGTTTTGGCGTTGACGGGTCGGAGTTCGATGGGCACGGCAGTTGGCTTTCGGTTCGTATGTTGAACGTGCTGATTTTTGCAAACAAAGTCAAATTTGCAAAAATCCCCAAAAATTTTGTCCGGGTGGGGCCCCAGGAGGGGGTGGAGGGGCTTGCGCAAAAGGGGGCCTCCCCCTACCCCCACCCCCTCTTTTCCTGGCGAACTTCTCCGGCGCGCTTTTCCTGGCGCGACATACGCCCCGGTCCTCGGGCCCCGACCGCTGCAGGCCTGGCCCGCCGAGCCAAGCGCCCGCCGAGCCAAGCGCCCGCCGAGCCGCGCGGGTTATCCACAGTCTGGGGACAACGGTTTTCAAGGCCTCACCTGCGATAACGGGCGTTATGTCTACTCCGCCAACTAGTGTTGTGGTGGGGCCAGCGGGATGTTATCCACAGCCTGCGCGATGCTGGCGCGCAGCCTGGCGTTCCACTCGCGGATGTGGTGCGCGCAGCCTGCGACCGCCGAGACCCAGTTGGTATTGCGGATCGCAGCTTCAGTGGCGGGCGTGCTGGGCATTTTCATAAGCGAATCAAGCACTTGCGCGGTGCAAGCTTTCGCGAGCTCGACGGGATCAGCGACCGGCGCAGCGCTGCGCCAGCTGGCGGCTTTCGTCAGATTACCCCCAAAATCGAACAGAATCCCGCCGATTTCCGGGCTATCACCCTCTAAACGGTGAAGATTGGCCATGATTTTTCCACGTGGTGAAAGACTTAGACAGTATATTGCATAAGCGCAGAGAAAACAAGCAATAAATTGCTAGTCGAATTTTTGTTGCGGTGCAGCACTTTGTCGCCGCGGCAGGATTTGGGCGACATTTTGAGCGAACGTGCAGAAACTTTCACGTTTGAGGGGGTGCGATCTTCAAACTTTTCTGCTTTTCTTTGCACGTTTGGTGGCCGATACTCTGTGCATCGCAACCGGAGACCTACACCATGCCGAACCCCTCTAACTCCCTTGATCTTGACCAAGCAACGCCCGAAGACATCCCTGTAGTGCTGTGTAATGCTGCGGCACGGTTCAATGAAGCGCATACCGAACTGCAAGCGTGTTGGGGTGATAGCCAAGCCGGCCGAATCTGGGCCCGCTATGCCCGAATTCTTGAACGCGCGGCCGCGTCGTGCGAGCGTGAGCTTGCGAAGGGGCTTTGACTGTGCCTGACGCCATCCTCATCGCCGCGTTCCTGTTCGGCATCCTCTTCCTGTTCGTCGGCGGTATCGCCCTTGCTTCGCCGGCTGCAGCCCTCTACGGCGGCGCAGCTGCCGCAGTTGGCGCTATCGGTTTGTTCCTCATGCTCTGACTTTCTGGAGGCCACAACATGCGACTGTGCTTTGAACTCCCTGACGCTGCATTCCCGATCAAGCTGGAGCAACACGAAACCGCGCGGGGTTTGTTCCGCGTCACCTACGGCAAGCAAGTGCGCGACGGCTTGAGCTACGTTGCCGCGGCGCATGAACTCGGCGAGTGCATCCTGCACGCCCTCGCCTGCGATTCGAAGTTGAACACTTCGGAGGGCTGACACCATGCAATCCCGCCATCACCGAACCATCGTCAACGGTTTGCAGCTGCGCGAAACGCTACGCGCCGGCCCCTTCGCTTGGCCTGGTGGTTACCCCTTGTACTTTGTTGCCGACGATGGCGAAGCGCTTAGCTTTGACTCGGTGCGCGCGAACATCCGTCAAGTTTTGCGGAGCATCCGCGACAGCGCGAACGATGGCTGGCGCGTGCTGGGCGTCGACGTGAATTACGAAGACCACGCGCTGTTCTGCACTCATTCCGGTGAACGTATCCCCTCCGCCTACTCTGAGGACTAACACCATGCCGCACACAGTCAACCTCTCAAACGGCACGCAGTACGCCGCGCGCCTTGAAGTCTGGGACGACCTGATGCCTGAGACTCGTGGACCGTGGTTCGCTCTCTATTGGGCGAACCCGAACGGAGACACGGGTGTTCGGGCGCACGACAACTACCTGTCTTTCCGCACCGTCAAGGCCGCAGTTGCCTACGGGCAAAAGCACTTCGGTGAAACAGCTACCCGTTTCCGCCGTTGACCCTCTTCTGACTCACTCTGGAGACCTACACCATGAAACTCTCTTTCTATGAAGCCCTGCAAGCGATCAACGACGGTCAATTCCTGAGCTATCAGGACGTGCAAGCCCGTGCGCTCCGGCGCATGGTCTGGGTCGCAGAGTGGCACATTCCGGGCTGCCTCTCTGAATCGTTCTCTGTGTGCACGACGAAGCGCGACGCTATCGAGCGCGCACTCTCCATGGCCAAAGGCGAGCTTGGCGCGCCGCGTGGCATGCGTGCGGATCTGGAGCGCTTCGGCCGTAGCGATCGCACAGCCCCGAATGCTTGGGCATCGCCGGCCATCACAACGATTGAGAAGCGCGCGCTTTTCACTCTCTTCTGACTTTCTGGAGACCCACACCATGCAAATCACCGTAGCGGGGCCTTTCAGCGAAACCGAAGCGCGCGAAACCGCGCGAGCGCTAGGCGAAATAAACCACAGTGTCTATTCCCGAAGCCGCGTTGACGCGGAAGGATACGAAACCGACGAGCGCGATTGGTTTGTAGAACGCGACACAGACGCCCCCACTAACCTCATTTTTGGCTACACGTGGGCAGACATTCAACGCATGCAACAAAAGCGCTAACGCCATGCTGCACCGCATCCCCGCATCGTTCACTGACAAGCGCACAGCGCAAACCGCGCTCACTGAGTTTCGCAAGCGCTATCGCATCGCGCTGCGTGGCGCGGTTGTCATCGGCCCGGATTCTTTCGGTGCCTATCACCTGCACGTGCCTCTCGGTGGCACGGGCTTCTCCGCCGCTGAAATGGCATCCGCGCTGCGCGCAGGCAACTACTGAGGATTGACACCATGCAACGCCCCCTGACACCTGAATTCACTTTCGCGGGCTTCACGTTCCCGCGCTACGTGGCGACCCTCGCAATCGGCCCGGCCGCGCTCCGGCGCCAGCGCGAACCCCGTAAGGTCTACGGCGGTTACTACCATGCGCCGCGCCCGGACGATAACCGTGGCCGCGGGTTCTATCTCGGCGATGCCGGCATGCCCTGCAAACGCTGGGAGTGGGCATCTGATACCGAGTGGTACTGCGACGAATTCGGAGATCAAACCATGCGCGGAATCATCCTCCGGCTGCCTCACGGCCGATTCCTCGCAGGCTACAGCATGGGCAAGGGCATGTCTTCCGCAGTCTCTGCCACCGTCTACGCAGACGAGGACGAAGCCCGCGCAGCTGCAGACGAGGAAGCCCGTTGTGCCGCGGAGTCTGAGCGCGAGTATCAGGCAGAGGAAGCCGCGCGCATGGAAGAGGAAGAGCGCGAAGCCGCGCTGGATTCGGAGGACTGACACCATGACGTACCACATTTGCCCCCGCGGCGGAATCGGCGGCGCGCACGGCGTGACAGTGAAGACGCGCGCTCAAGCCATCAAGGCAGCCCTCGCCATGGGCGATCCGGTTTGCGTTTACCGGCGCGAACGCAACAGGCATTGGTCCCTTGATCTTGACCGGAGCAAAGGCGACGGCACCACGTTTATCCGTGTAGGTTACGGGGGTGTCATCGTCGAATCCCTCGCGGATGCCATGCGACGTATCGGCCCGCACAAAACCGCTTAACTCACTCTGGAGACCTACACCATGGAAGCCCGCAAGCAATCCCTTATCGACGCCCTGCAGCGCTTCGTCTCGCAACGGCCCGGCCTTGACTTCGCCAACTATGGCGACTTAAAAGCGTATCGCTCCGAGGTGCGCAGCATCACGAAGGATCTACACCACGCCGAAGAGCTAATCCGCGCGGTCAGCTGGCGCGACAGCATCACGGCCGATGACATCCTGCACGCCGCGAAGCATGCCCACTCCGGCCGCCTCAGCATCACGGAAACCGCGCCCGGCGTGTTCACTCTCGACTACTGCACTGGCCAGTATTGGCCTACCGAGTACCGGCGCGCAGTGGCTAACGTGCTGTCCTACGCGCTGTGGAACTACTGGCGCGAAGCCGGAGACGGCCCGATCGGTGCAGCAAAGCGCGAGCTCTCCCGCGGCGTGGCACAGCGCTTCTTTCGCTGACATGCTGCGCCTCACCCTCGCCCTCGCGCTCGCCCTCGCATGCGCGAACCCGCCCAGCGATCCCGACACTGCCGAGTGCATCACGGACAGCTGCGTCGGGTGCATCGATGACTGCCTCACCCCTCAATCTGGAGACTGAAAAAGTGATTACTGAAACTCAGCACTTGCAACTTACTTTTAACGCGAAGTTGGAGTGCTTCGCAAAGCCCGGCGAATCGCAAGACAAAGCTATCAAGCGCTTGATGGCTCAACGCAAGCGCGCATGGGTCGCCGACACTCGCACCGTAAAAGACTTTCCCTCGTTCTATCCGGGCAAAACCACGACGCGGGAATATGTGCTGGCTTTTCTCGGGCCCAAAGGCGCGCGCCATCTGAATCTGGACGTGTTGCCCACCACGCCCGCCCCGTGGATTGAAGGTCCGGAAGTGACTGTTGAGGACTGCGATGGTTGACTTCTTCCGCCTCATCTTCCGCGGCCTCGCGCTGATCCTCGCGTTCGCCACGCTGGGCACCGTCGCCTACGTCCGCCACGAACGCGAAGCCTGCAAGCATCGCCGCCACTCGGAGCATTGACGCCATGCGCCGCCACCTCGCCTACATCCTGACCGCGCTCAATTCGATCCTTTGGGCGTACATCCTCGCCACTCTCTCACGGAGCCTCTAGCCATGCCCTTCACCTCCGACCGTGAGGCCTTGCAGCACCTGGCCGACACCATCACGCGCCACGAGCTGCACGACCTTGACCGCGAATCGCGGCAAGCCCTTGATGCCGTGTGCTGCCACCTGCTGAGCCCGGACCCCGCACACGCGCGCCTGCGCCGCAGTCTGTGCGAAACGGCCGCGCTGGCCGACCATCTGGACCGCCGCCTGCTGACGCTGGCCGGCGAGCCCTACAACCACCCGCGCGGCGAAGTGCAGCGCGCCCGCATCGTCCTTCAGGAGACCGCCAAGTGAACAGCCCCCGCCGCCACCCCCGCTCCCTCTCTGAAGCCTTCTTGGTCCCGCCGAAGCGTGACACCACGCTGCAGGGCCCCTACACGCGCAAGCGCAAGATCGACCCGCATCGCGTCGTGGGCTACATCAGCCTGGCCGGCTTGATCCTCGTCCTTCTCTTCCGCCTCTAGCCCACTCGCGTGTAGGTCAGGACGGCGCCCTCGCGCACACGCGCGAACTGGGCGCCGGTTTCTTTCTGGGCGCCCCAACAAGCCACCGCTACGCGCTTCTTGGTGTCGTTCGCTGCCAACCGTTGCATGGGCAGGACCATCACAAAGCGATCGCCGACCTCCATGCGGCGGAACGGGTAACCCCGGCCGCCTGACGTGCCGCCACCGTCAGGCAACTCCACGTGCTCGTGCTCGGCATGCCCCTGCCTGTAGAGCCACCCACTGTCGTTCGTCGGCTTGAGCATTTCATCCCCCTTTCGCGTAAAACTTTGCACGTTCAGCCTCTCCGGCACCCCCGGGGTATACCTGCACCTCTGCACCTCATTTCAGGCCAAAAACCGGCGGGGCTCCAGTATTTTACCTATTCCCTTCCTGCAGGAGCGCGCCTTCAAAACAGGGTGGAAATGAGGTGCTGAGGTGCACTTTCTCACTCCGGCAACATCCGAAGCCCAAATATTCTTGTAATTTTCCGCCTCTTTCCGCTCGCGCCTTTCTCGTACACCTCCTGACTCCGTGCCTTTTTGCAGACTCGCAGCAACTCCTGCAGGAACCGCTGCCGCGACAGCGCGTGTATACCCCCACCCCTACACCACTCGACATACGCAGGGTACAGCCCGCCCATGCCCAGGGTCAGCGGCTCTGACCACTCCAACGAACCGGAATCCGCAAACTCCGAACCGCCACCCGCGTGCTCGCCCACCCCGCCTACGCGCGAACCGGCATCCGCAGGCTGCACCTCGCAACACTCGTGGACCCACTGCCCCACCCGGTCCTGCTCTTCCCGGTAGACCGCCGAAGCCTCCCGCACCGCGTCGGGCGCCCGCAGCCCCACACGCGCCCACTCGACCGCGCCGCGCACGATCCAGGACAGCACACCACTTCTCGCCGCATCGCTGGCCAGCCTGGCGCCGAGGTGCTTGTCGCCCACCGCCGTTGCCTCGCCGGCTGCCACCTGCTCAGCGGTGCCGAAGCGCTGCGTGTACGCCACCAGCAGCACGCGCCGCCAGATGCCGTGATCCTGACCCCGCACCACCGGTTTGGCGTTGGTGAGCATCTGGATCTTGTGTGTGGGGTCGAACTCAAAGAAGTCCTCGCGCATGTAGCGCGCCTTGATCTTGTCGCCGCCTGTCGCTTGCTTGATGAAGTCCTCGCGCAGCACGGCGCCTTCCTTGGTCTCGTGCGCCGTGACCATGCGCTTGCCCCACAGGTCAGCGATGCCGGTGGGGTGTGCCTCCGGGCCTTGCCCGCTGGCGGCCAGCAGCTGCGGCGCTGCGGTGCCGGCGTAGTCGCCAAGCACGGCGCTCACTGTGCCGAGCACGGTGGACTTGCCGTTGGAGCCGTCGCCCCAGTGCACGACGAAAACCTGTTCGGAGATGTCGCCGGTGGCGCAGTAGCCGAACCAGCGCCGCAGGAACGCGGAGACGGGGCCGCCTGCGAAGCCACCGCCAGCCCCACCCATACGCGCGTCCCCGTCGCCCTCGCCCGCGATCTGGGCCACTGCGTCCTCCCAGTCGGGATACACGTAGTCCAGCCCGAGGTACTCCACGTCCGCCAGCTTGGTGATCAGCAGGCCCGGGTCATGCGGCCGGAGTTCTCCGGTCCGAAGGTCAATCACCCCGTTCCTGACATTGAGCAGCCAAGGGTTGCGGTCCATCAGACCGGAATCCACGGTCAGCATGCGGCGCGCCAGGCGCAGCGCCGCGTCAATCGCGCCGGCCATCTCCGACCTGACCGACCACTTCTCCAACGCCTCGGCGAGCTCGGCCGCCTTGCCGCCCGCGGCACCCTGCCCCTTCTCGCCGCCGGCCTCGGCCCATGCCTCGGCCTCTTCCTCGCTCAGCCCGGCAAGCGCCGCTGCGGTGCCACCCAACGCGGCCGCGCGGGCCTTGCGCATCGTCTCGCGGGCCTCTTCCTTGATGAGACGACCGAGAGACGCGGCGTAACGGGTGACCTCTGACTCGCCGGTCTCGCTGGCGTCCCAGCGCCGGCCATCCCACACATGCCAGCGGTTGCCGGCCACCAGCACGCGGTCACCGTAGGTGCTGGCCAGGCGCTTGGCGTTGGCGAGATCAGTGCACAGGTGCTGCGCCGAGGGGACACCGCGGCGCTCGGGGGGCGCCCACAGCGCCTCGTCGTCCTCGATCAGTCGCCCCGGCCCGACCTCAGCCACAGTGGCCGTGGGCGGCTGCGCGGAGCCGTCTGGTCCTCCAGGTCCGCCACCGGCCTCTGACTCCCATAGAGCGTCGTCTTCTCCGCCTCCGTCAGCACCGGCATCTCGTCGCCCGGCGCCGTCGGCATCCAGGGCCTGACCTCGGCCACCACCGCCCCGAGGATCGCCGCCGCGCACACCGCCACCAGCAGCACCCATGCCAGCAGCACGAGCATCTCCAGCACCGGCCAGGGGCCGCCCAGCCAGGTCGCGAGCACTGCCCACACGTCCCACCGTCCCACTGCGTCCATGTCCACCTCCAGGCCCCAGGTCGGGGAAGTCCTCGTCACTCAACGGGGCCGTCCAGCCCCACCCCTTGGCGGCCAGCGACATGATCGTGCCGCCGGTCACCGCCGTGCCACCACGCTCGTCAGCACCCTTGATGTAGGGCCAGACGCGCGCCTCCAGGAACGCCGGGTCGTGCTTGGGCGATCGCGATGACCACTCCTGCGCCAACTCCAGGCCCTCGGCCGACCCGCTGGTCTCGTGATGGATGCCGCAGACCACGCGGAACCAGTCGTCGTAGCCGAGGCTGCTACTGTCGTCGAGGCCGTTGGGGATCGCCATCAGGGCATCCACCCACGCGCCTTGCGGCCGGTCGCCGGCCGCCACCTCGCGAGCGGGCTTCTCGACCACCGGCACCGCGGGCGATGAGCGCCAGACGCCAGCGTGGGGCGTGCCGGCGCTCTCCAGCAGGCCGGAGCATTCCTCCAGCGCCAGCCACTCGCTTGCCCCACTGAGCGGCAGAATGAACTGGTTGCCGAAACCTCCAGCGCTCACGTGATCCTGCTTGGGGAAGACCTCCACCTCGCCAGCCACCACGCCCCGGGCCCCGTTCTTCAAGCCGCAATCCGCAAGCACCGACCCGAGGAACGCGCGCACCGAGTAGGCGTCCTGCGGCGCGTCCCACAGCAGGTACAGGTGCACGCCCCGGCCCCCGCTTGAACGAAACAGCACCGGCGACATGCCATGCACGAGCTCCAGCACGTCCACCACGCGGCCGACCGTGACCGACATCTCGGTCCACCCGGTCTCGCCACCGTGCGAGTCGAAGTCGAGCAGGCCGACCAGGGTGACGGACTCGCCCGCCTTGATGGGGCACACGCCGCGAGGGGGTCCGCCATTCAAATGGGCCGCCAGGCGCTCGCGAGTCAGGGGCTGGGTCGTCCAACGCGAGCCGTCGGGCTTCTTGACGGCCGTGACATCGGTGCGCACGCGGCGCACGAGCGGCAGCAGGGCCGCGATGAGGGGGTTGTTGGGGTCGCTCACCAGAGCACCTCCGCTTCGGCTGCCGCGATGCGAGCCTCGGCAAGTTGGATGTAATCGGGGTTGAGTTCGCAGCCGATGAAACGTCGGCCGTGCTGCAAGGCGACAGCGGCCGTGGTGCCGCTGCCGGTGAAGGGGTCCAGCACCACGCCATCGAACGGGGCACCAGCAAGGATGCAGGGCTCGATCAGCGCGGGCGGGAAGGTGGCGAAGTGCGCGCCCTTGTAGGGGCGGGTGGCAACGGTCCAGACGCTGCGCTTATTGCGGGTAAAGCCTTCCCACGGTACACCGCTCGCAACGCCATCACGCGGGCAGTCTCGCTCGGTAGCCGGCACCCGAGCCTTGTTACCCGATTTCACAGCGCGCTGCTTCGTGCGACCGGTAACGTCATGCAAAGTCGTGCCCGCCGCAGGCTCCTTCATCGCCTCGGCATCCCAAAAGTACCGCTCCGACTTGCTCAGCAGGAAGACGTACTCGTGGGCCTTGGTGCACCGATCGCGCACCGACTCGGGCATCGGGTTCGGCTTGTGCCAGATGATGTCCTGGCGCAGATACCAGCCATCGGCTCTAAGAGCAAAAGCAAGCATCCAGGGAATGCCAATCAAGTCTTTGGTCTTCAGACCCGTTGCGTGTAGTTTGTCCAGTTTGCGGTCATTGGCTGGCATATTGTTTCTGCCTT